CCGATGAAAACGCGGACCTCGGAGCCCTGGTGCAGTGCCTTGATGGCGTTGTACTGAGGGCCGGCGGACGTGTCGTCGGTGTAGACGGTGATCTCTGCAGTAGCGCCTTTCTTGCCGGCGATAAACTTCGCCCAGTCGGTGGACTTATCGGAGACCTCGATGGCCTCTGCGGTCCTGTTGAAGGAGTTGGTCTGCTCTCCGGAGAGCCAGGTGGTCGGAGTGCCGGAGCTTCCGATGGTTATGTACGCCTTACGGTTGTTTCCAAGTGTTGCCATGGTGTTTCTGGATTAGGAGATTGTAGGAGTGTGGGTCACGGCGCCGGTGGCGGTGAGGCTGATGTTGCGGGTCGCGACAGAGCCGTTGTCGTTGGTGTCGCTGATCGCGGTCACGACAGCGGTGAAGAGGTCGCCGGCGGTAGGGGCCGGGTTGGTGCCGGTGGACAGGGTACCGATGAACACCTTGACGGTGGAGCCGTTGTGGAGTCCGGTGAGGGCTGCTACCTGCTGGGCGTCGGAGTCGTCGGTGTAGACGGTGACCTCTGCAGTGGCGCCTTTCTTGCCGGCGAGGAACTGAGCCCACTGGGTGCTCTTGTCGCTGGTCTCGATGGCCTCGGCGGTCCTGTTGAAGGAGTTGGTCTGCTCGCCTGTCAGCCAGGTGTAGGTGAGTGTGCTGGTGCCGGTTACGATGTAAACGCGGCGGGTGTTTCCAAGTACTGCCATTTTGCGTATCTGTTTTTAGTTGTTTTCGTTCTCGGGTTCGTCGTCCGTTTCGGTATCGGGCTCGATTTGCGTTGTCGGCGTCTCATCCTCTGGCTCCGTCTTGATCTTCTCGAGGAAGATGGAGACCTCCTGAAGGAGGCGGTAGATGATCTTGTTGCTGTCGCTGGTCTCAGTGAGATCCTGCAGCTGCACCGGGATGATGCCGAGGCAGGACCATCCGTCCAGCGTGAGTTCGTACTCCGTCAGTAGCCGGAGGTTGTCTTCGTTCATCGTGACCGCTTCGCTGAGGCTCTTGTTGCTCATGCTCTCCACGGTCAGGTTGATTTGGCGCAGAGCTCCCTCTTTGTCCAGGCGCTCCTGCTCCCTGATGGAGTGGATTTCTACGCGAGGGTAGTTTGCCGTCTTGCCGATGCTCACGCCTCTGGAGCCGTCTCCCTCGAGCAGCGATACCACAGCGGTGTAAATCGTCCGGTATCCACTGACCTCGTATCCGGGGCTCTTGATGAAGAGCTTGGAGATTATGCGGGAGATGAGGCTCATCATGTCGTTCTATTTATGGCGTCCTGTATAACCTGGACGATTCGGCTCTTGTTTTTCTCCAGCGCCGGAATGAAAAACGGATGAGGTGCTGTGCCCTCTCTCGCGATCTTCACTGCCATGGCCCATCCGATCTGCCGGGCGAGCTTCCGGTCATGGAGCTGGTATTTTTTGTATGCCCATTGCGCGAGTTCATCCGGCGGGGGCATCCGTCCGGCGCGTCTTCCGTACTCGACAAAGTAGGCATATCCGCTTTGTCTGTTCTGTGTGTCAAAGAATCCAGCGTCGATGTTCTCAGCATTGACTTTCTGGACGTGTCCGCTTGCGCGGAGCAGGCCGGTAATGACGGAGCGGTTGTTTCGGAGGTTCTCTTTCGCGTCATTTATTACCTCCTGGCCCGCTGCTTCGAGGCCTTTGAATGCCTCCCGCTTCACCTCTGCGCTTTTCCGGTTGAGGTTCCGGAGCAGCTGGTCGAGACCCTCGATATAGACCTGGCCGGGCATCAGCTCTCTGCGGGTTCGGGAGGCGCTACCTGGATCGGGTCGTCGATCTGGTACCAGCCGCTGACGCGGAGGTAACGGCCCCGGTTGTCTACATCTTCCGGCCTGGGGAAGTGAATGCTGTGCCCTCGCCAGATGATGCCATCAAATTCGACCTCTGGCTTCCTGAACTCGAGGTCGACGCCTACGATGTCTGCCTGTTGAAAGGTGAGCATCGTCTTCGTGGCGCTCATCTGCCTGACTTGCGCGTAGACCTCCAGGACGACCTGCGGCTCTCCGAAGGCGGCGTGGCTCATCTCGTCATAGGTGGCCACCGTCTTCGTGAGCTGGATCCGGTCGTTGAACCGGCGGGCGTTCTGTGGGTCGCGTCTCATTCTATTTCAGTCCGTAGGTCTTTTTGAGGATGGCGCCCTGGACCTTGGTGTCCTCTCCATCGTAGATGGCTGTCGCCAGCTCTAAGCAGATGGACAGGAGCTTCTCGGCCTGCGGGGGTATCACTCTGTTCTGGTAGATGACCGTCAGGTAGTCGCAGTGCTTTTGAATCCGGAGCTGGCCGGGTTCCTGGGTGTAGGGCACCTGCTCTCCGGATCCGTCTGCCACTGCGAGGACCTCATGGCCTCCCTGGTAGAGCTTGACGGCTTCGCCTCTCTTGACGTTTGTGGCGCTGAGTTCAATCTTGCAGGGGAGCATGGCTACGTCGGAGAATTCCTGGACGGTGAGCATGGCGCTCTTGAGCAGTTTCTGCAGGATGCCGTCCCGGCTGTCATCGGGGATGGAGGCGTACTGCTTGAACTGCTCGAGGTGGTCGGCCAGGGGCTCGCCACATTCCTGAAGTTGAATTATCATTGCTTTGGCGTCTTATTGGAAAAAAGGAGCCGGTGTGGGGGCCGGCTCCTTTGGTCCGGAGGGGTTTAGCTGTTGGCGTGGGTCTCGATCTGGTCGGACTCGTTCACGGTTCCAGCGAGCTTGCCGGTCTTGGTGGCGATGGTCTTCAGGGAAGCCTTGCCGCCGTTGCCGGACTCGAGCGCTGCGATAGCAGTGCTGATGCTGGAGGCGTAGATGAGGCCTTTCTTGTTCGCGGTGGGCACCTTGGTCTGGGCGGCCTTGCGGAAGTAGACGTCGTAGGCGTCGTAGGCGCCGTTGCGGATGAACTCGAGCTCGAATCCGTTGCCGGCGTAGATCTCCGCGGCGTTGGTGTCTGCGACGAGCAGAGCGCCGGAGCTCAGGCGGGTGGTCGGGTAGACACGGATGCCCGCGAGCAGGCTGCGCACCTGGTCGAAGATGTAGTTACCGTTGGCGTCCTTGACGCTCTGGAGAGCGCGGTAGTCGGCCCATCCGAGGAAGGCGGCGTTGGCGTTGAAGCCCTCCTTTGCGATCTGTGCGGCGGCGTCCAGGATAACGTCAGCGACGGTGGCGTCGTCAACCTTTTCAGCTGCGAGAGCGGAGAAGGTCGTGGCCTGGGAGACGAGGCCGTAGATCTTGTTGGGGTAGGTGACGTCTACGCCTGCGCCGACGGCGATCTCGTTGTCGAGTTTGTTCTCGATCATGCGGGCACCCTCATTGACGCAGTAATTGTAGAGCTGCTCGAACCAGTCCTCGAATTCGGTCGAGATCTGCATGAGGGTGCAGAGCTTACCGAAGGCGCGGGTCTTCTCGGAGAAGGAGACGTCGGACTTGTTGGTGTTCTGGGCCAGCTCGGCGACGTAGTCGACGGTGGGCTGGTTGGTGGACTCGATCCATCCGAGCTTGTTGGCGGTCCTGGGGCGGATGCCGAAGGCAAGGATGAAGGCGTTGGCCACCGGGGCGGCGGCGTAGATGGTCGCATCGTCCGCGACGCTCAGGCGGTTGTTCGGGGAGATCTGGCCGGTGCCAATGGAGTAGATGTCCTTGAGCTCGAGGCTCATGTCAAAGCGGGGGGCCTTGGCATCGAACATCTTTTTGATCTCGGCTTTCTTCTCCTCGAGGGCGGCACGGAAGGCGGAGCGGAAGTCCTTGCTCTGGGTGGCCTTGAGGGCCTCCTTGAGCTCCTTGATGCTCGCGGCCTGCTCCTTGACGGAGGCGTCGAGGTTGTCGATGTTGGTCTGGGCGGTCTTGAGCTCGCTCTCTCGCTTGGCGAGCTCACCCTTTGCGGCTTCTGCCTCTGCCTTTGCGGCAGCTGCTTCAGCCTTGGCAGCCTGAGCTTCGGCCTTTGCCTGCTCAGCGCTCTGGCGGATTTCGTCCGCTTTCTTTTCGAATTCAGTCATGGCTGGATTGGGTTATGGGTTAATTCTATAAACTGGCGAGCACTCGCCTTGCAAATTCGTCGTCGACGGCGGTCTTCAGCGCCTGGAAATCCTCGGCGCTCATCGTCTGCAGGGCGCCGGCCATCTCCTTTGCGCTCTTTGCGTCCAGGAGGATGGCCTTGGGGTTCGCGGCGCGGGTAACCGGGGACACCTCCACGATGGTGATGGCTTCCAGGACTCGGATCTCGTAGTCGTAGCCGTCCATCTTCTCGTAGCGGTATTTGTCGGCGTAGTAGCCGATGGAGAACTCATCGATGGCTCCGGCCTTGATGAGCTTCTGGACGTCGAGCCCGGTGTTCGTGTCGATTATGTCAGCTTCGAACCAGAGGCCGATGGCGTCCACTCCTTTGTCGGTGATTACGCCTATGACCTCATGCGCGTCGTGTTGGTAGCAGAGCTTCATGCGCTTGGCGTCTTCGCTCTTGAGGAAGTCGTCGCAGGCTGTGGGCTCTATGATGTCTCCCCAGGAGTCGACATTGCCAAAGGCGCAGGCGTAGGCCTTAATGTGCAAGGTCTTGCCGTCTTCGCTCTGGGACTTGATCTCCACCTGGTGGATGTGGGCTTTGTATTGTGCTTCTTTGGCCATAGCTCGTTGTTTTGTGCGAAATTATAACAAGATGCGCGGTTCTGCCTTTTTTTGACCGTGCATTTGGTTGCTCACTTGGGTCTTCGGATGCAATCGCAGGCGCAGTTGATGATCTCGGACGCATCGGCTCCAAGGCTTCCGTCGTGCGGGTACATCAGCTGTCCGCCTGGCAGAAGGAAGGGCTCGTACTGGTCTATCTCCACTCCGTCCATCGCTTCGTGCGTGTCCCTGGTGTTGCCCAGGCCGCTGATGGCCCATTGCTTCGTGTAGCTGATGTCGAGGGTCTTCGCGGCGATGTCGGAGGCGTCTGCCATTGCGACCATGGTCTCTGTCTGGGCGATGCGCCGAACCTGCCATTTGGCCAGCTCGCCGTATTTGGCATATATGCGCTTTGTGAGCTTCTCAATGCCCAGATCGGCCTCCGCCTCCATCTCGTCTCGGAGGATATTGATCAGGGTCTCCCTGAGCGTCCCGGAGACTATGACGATGTTGTTGCCGGCGCGGGCGTTTGCGTAGGTCCGGAGGCTGGCCAGCCAGAGGCTCTCTGTGTCTTCCTCTGCGGCTTTGGCTTTGTTGAGGTCGCGGGCGGTGGACTGGCATCTCGGGAGCCCGGCGTCCGCAAAGAGGCCCTGCCACCATTGAGGCAGGTAGCCAGTCTCGTCGAGGTGCATCTCTATGAGGCCCGGCCAGACGTTGGGGTTGCTGTATTGCTCGCAAATGCCCAGCACCCGCTTGACCTCATGGGCGCGAGCGCGGAGCAGGCGATTCTCGTAGACGTGGCCCACCTTGAGCCCTTTGCGGCGGAGGTAGTCCAGGTGCTTGCGCTCGTCTGCGGTGATTCGTCTCTTAGGCATTCGGCTGGGTCTCGGTGAAGTCGTAGGTCTCGTTTCCGAACTGGACGCCTATGGGAAGGATGGGCTCGTCAGCATAGGGCTCCTCGATGCGGTCGTAGCCGTTGGCCTCCCTGAGCTCATTGAGGGAGCCGTGCATCTTGGTGATGCGGTCCAGCACCTCGGTGGGAGTCTCCTGGAGGGCGGGGATTTCGTCTTTGTTCACGACCAGCTCGTAGTCTTTGTCCAGACCGCAGTAAGTCAGGAGGTCCTTTGCGAATTCCTCCGCCAGCGGGATGGCCTGCTGCTCGTAGATGGTCTTCTTTGCCTCTTTGGCGTTCTCATATTTGCTCTGGCCGTAGTAGAGGTCCACCGGCAGGCGGTAGACGAAGCAGAGGGCGTTGACGGCTTCTTTGTGGGACGCGAGGATGGCGAGGTCCACCGGGCTGGAGCCGATGGCGTGGTATTCGATGCTGGTCCGGAGGGTCTTGACCTTGTTGAAGTTCTCGATGGAGTTGATGTCCTTTTCGACCTGATCAGCGTCTGCGGGCTTGATGCCGTATTCGGTGTCGGCCTTGGGGGTGATGATGCCGGCGACGCCTCCGTTGTCGAGGCTGACGTCCTGGCGCCTCATGCCCTTGTCAAGGATGGAGAGGTAGACGGCTGCGGCCACTATCTTGCTGGTCCCGAAAAAGCTGGTATCGTCCAGGTTGTAGTCGAAGCTCTCGAAGACCTTGCCCTCGATGTCGATGCTCTCTCCGTTTGTGCCTACGAGCTTGATGCCCTTGAGGGGGCGGTCCAGGCCGCCGGCCTCCGTGGCGATCTTCTGGCTGGGCAGGACGTACATACCGATGGTCTCGTCGATGCGCCGGTCTTTGCCCACGGTGCGCGGGGCGTAGACCCAGGCGTCTCCGAAGAGCAGGCGGTTCACGGCCCAGGCCTTTCCGAAGCGGCGGAGGTTGTAGCGGTCGTTGGGCTTGCGGAGGATGTCCAGGAGCCAGTGGTCCTCGATGTACTTGTATGTGCCGTCCGGCAGTGGCTGGCGGAGCTCCAGGTATTTCATGACCTCGCCGACGTTGTCTGCGATGTAGTCGACGACTCCGTTCACCGGAGCGATGGTCTCATATGCGCGCTTGATCTCCTCGCGGCCCAGCTCGGAGAAGCCCGGGAGCTTGAGCCCGGTCAGCTGTGCGGAGATCCGCTGGAGGTATTCGTTCTGCGAATTGTCGCCACCGTAGTACCCCTTGATTTCGTTGATAAGGCTCTGGTAGCGCTTGTTGGTCAGTATCTTCATGGCCTTGACTTTTTCGCGAAGGTATAAAGGGCTTTTCGGATGGCGCTAAAATCGTCAGTGCATTTCGTTGTTTATGCCCATCCGATGCAGGTGCGTGAAGGCTCCGTAGTTGATGGCGTCCATGATGTGGTCGTTGCCATCCTGGGGCTCATCGGTGAAGATCGTATCGTCGTCTTTGTTCGGTTTCCAGCTGTAAGCCTCGACCTCGCTCTTGATGTGCTCACCGACGTAGCGAACCTGGAACCCCTGAAGCCAGGCGACTCGCTCGCCCTTGTTACGGTTCACGCCTCCGATGGAGGAGATGCTGTAGATCTTCCGGAGCTCAGCGATGCTGTCCGGGCGTGTGGGGTCGCAGTAGACCTCGCATTGCTCGGGCGTATAGTAGACCGGGAATTTCTTGGGCTTGCCGGTCTCCGGGTCCATGATGAGTTTGTGTCTGTCCTCCGGATCCTCCCGGGTCTCGTAATGGTGGACCAGCTGCTCGGCGTCTTTGATGATTCGGGCGGCGACGTGCCTGGGCAGGAGGCCGGTCTGGTAGCAGATCTCTTTGAGGTAGAGGGTGCCGGTGACCGGGTCGTAGCACATCCGGACCAGGGCGTCCGGATCTCCGCCGTATCCCCAGTCGTTGCCCCACCACTGCGGGAGTCCGTCCGGGTATTCGTCTTCGGGAATCTCTTGCCAGTCTTTGTAAATGAGGCCCTCTCTGCGGACGAGCCATTGGCCGCCGTAGAGGTGCTCGTATTTATCCGGGTTCTTTTCGCGCAGCTCCTCTGCGATGTCGATGAAGCTCTGGGAAAGGTTGGCCCTGTTGTCCTCCCAGGTCGTGTGGATGTAGGTCACGTTCCCCTTTGTGCCGTTGAAATTGTAGGGGACGCCTGGCTCCACAAAAAAGCGCCGGTAGATCCAGTGGCTGATGTCCGCCGGGTTGAGCACCAGGATGACGCGGTTCTCTGCGTCCTTTTCTCGGATGCTCTGGTCTATGGTGTCGAAGATGGTCTCCGACATGAGCTCCTGCGCTTCGTCCAGGACCCAGGTCTTCAGTCGGTTCAGGGACTTGAGCTTCGCTATCTGGTTTTTGGAGCTTTGCTGAATTCCCCTGAACCATATGCGCCCGGCGGTGGCGCGGTTCTGGACGTCGCGCCTCCGGACGACGAAGGCGTTGCGGCAGTCTCCGATGTCCATCTTCTCGACAAACTCTGGGATGATGGAGACCTCGGCGCTCGTAAGGTTCCAGCGGGTGTAGAGGATGTTGTATTCGTCGTCGAAGGTGCTGTCCAGCATCGCGCAGGCGAGCGCATAAGACTTGCCCGATCCGCGGCCACCAGTGACGATGGTGTAGCGGGTCGGGGCGTCCCATAGGGGCTTGTACTTTCTGCTAATCCTGTAGGCCATCCTCGTCGTCTTCAAATACGACTTTCGGGCGGGTGACCGTGGCGTTGAGGTCTATCTCCTGCCGTAAGTCGTAGCCTCTGGGCTTGCCCTTGCAGGTGAGGTAGAACTTGATGGCCTTGGTGTCGCCGGCCTGGATGTTTCGCATCAGCGCTGACTCTGCGAGGTCGAGCGCCATCTCGGAGGCTTCCTTTCCGGCTTCCTCGCAGGCGGCGTCGAACTCAGGGTCTTTCTTGCGCCAGTTGTAGATGGTCTGCCTGGAGTCGATGCCGACCTTTTTGCAGGCCTGGGTAACGAGGCCGGCGCTGGCCTTGAGGGCTTCGATGTAGTCCTCCTTGAGCTGCTTGATTTGAGCCTTGCTAAATCGCTGTCCTCTTTTTGCCATTATTCAAATGATTTGATTCCGTCGTAGTATTGCTTGTAAAACTCAAACAGCCCGCGGTCGATGGTGACGCAGGTGTTTTCCGTTCTGGGGTTGGTGTTGATGTTGGCGCTGCTCTGGATGCCGAAGCTCCAAAGCGGCCCGGTGCCGGCGTAGACCTTGCTGTGGTTCCTGAAGAGGGCGAATCGTCCGAGGTCCGGGTGGTCCTGGTAGAGCTTTTTGAGCATCTGGAACTCCACGGCGTAGCTACCGCTGAAGATTTCGCCGACGTAAATGTCGAGCTTGTGGATCCTGCCGGCCTCGACCCATTCCCGGAACTGCAGGATGTCTTCGGCCCCCATGCACCAGGTGCTGGCCAGGCAGTAGTCGAGGTCCTGCTGCCGGAGGACGGCTTTCAAAAAGGAGAGGCTGTCGACGTCTCCGGCGGTGATGAAGTTGTAGGCGTGACCGTCCTGGAAATGGAAGCCCGGAGCTGCCAGCGCGTCCAGCAGCTTGCTCTCGCTGAAGGCGCGCCGGTACTCGAATTTCGGGGTCAGTTCATAGACCTCGGTGTATCGGTGCTTCCGTCCCTTTTTGCTCTTGCCCTCTTTGTCCGCTTCAGGAGGAGTCTCCGGGTTCGGAGCCTCCTGTCCGTCGAAGCTAAAAAGGTCGAGTCCTGTAAAGAGGTCGCCATTCTCCATGGTGCTTTAGTCGTTACGGCCTGATGGCCTTTTGTCCTGTGTATTTCTCCCAGCGGTCCACGATTACGTCGCAGTAGACCGGGTCGAGCTCCACCATCCGGCAGCGCCGTCCGAGCTGCTCGCAGGCGATGAGGGTCGTGCCGGATCCTCCGAAGGGGTCCAGGACGATTTCGCCCTGGCGGCTGCTGTTGAGGATGTGGTCTCCAAAAAGCGGGACCGGCTTCATCGTCGGATGCTCATCGTCTTTGCGCGGCTTGTCGTAGTGGAGCGCCGTAGTGGGTATTCCGTTCTCATCGAAGATCTGCTGGAGCATCAGCTTCATGTCGGTTTTGCTCATGTGCTCGAGGTCCAGCTTGTCTTCCTTGACGGTGGGCTCCCGGCGGCTGTCGCTGAAGTAGTGACCGGCTCCGGGCTTCCATCCGTAGACGCAGCTCTCATGCTGCCATTGGTAGTCCTGCCTCCCCAGGGTGAAGGAGTTTTTCACCCAGATCAGCAGCTGCTTGTAAAGGAGGCCGGCGCGCTCGTATGCTTCGATGCAGGCGTCGATTTCGCTACTGGCCATCCATATGTAGCAGGCGGCTCCGGCCTTGAGGCAGTCCCTAACTGCCACAAAGCATCCGTAGAGGAATTCCCTGAAGGCGCCGTCGCTCATGTCGTCGTTTTCTATCGTTTTGCCGTCGCTGTTGCTTATTGCTACGTTATAGGGCGGGTCGGTTACGAGCAGATCCGCTGTCCCCCCCCCCCATCAATTTTTCCAGGGCGAGGACGTCCTTGGTATCTGCGCAAATGAGCAGATGGTCGCCCAGCTGGATGAGGTCGCCTCGCTTGGTCTTCGGTCCGGTCTTCCGGCCCAGGATCCTGCTCGGGTCGTAGCCGTCATCGTGCGCTTTCCTGGTTCCCTTTGGCGGGAGGTCCGGCAGCTTGATGCCGATGTCCATGAACTCGAACTCTCCCCAGTCCGCCTTGAGCAGGTCGACGTCCCAGGCTCCGAAGCTGGAGTTATCCTTGAGGACTATGGCCTTGAGCGTCTCCACCGGTGTGGCCTCCGGGAGGATGGCGCACATCAGGTCCTGCCATCCGAGCTGCCTCGCAGCCTCGACCCTCATGTTCCCTCCGAGGACCACGAAGACCGAGCCGACCGGGTAGACGATGGCGCCTCTCGCCTCTGCGAGCTCTGGGGTGTCTTCCATCGATTTGGCCAGGGAGGCCACGTCTCCCTTTGCCCACTTGCGCGGGTTCGCCGGCAAGCCGTGGACCTGGCCCTTGTTAAGCTCGAGCCTGCCGAGCTTGATTTTCCTAAACTCCATAGGTGATAATGTTCTTGACGTAATATTCAAGTCTGGCAGTGGCGTCGCTCTTGAGCGGCTCTGCCCGGAGGGCCCGCTGGACGGTCCGCTTGTCCAGGTTGCAATCCTGCGCAATCTGCAGCGGCGTCCGTCCGCAGAGACGAATGAGGCCGGCGAGCTCCTTGAGCCGTCGGTCTTCGTTTGCCCTGAAGGCGTCCTCCGAAATTCGCGCGCGAGTGTCCATTGTGTCCATGCCACAAAGTTACCCTCTTTCTGCCTGACTCATTGGGTATTAAACTCCATTACTTTCCTTATCCTAAATCTTTGAGCTCCTTGATTCGCTTGAGCAGAGCGCTCTGGCAGTCGCCTTTCCCTCCCAGAGCCTCCATGACTCTCTCATCCATCGTGCCTGTCGCTATGATGTGGTAGAGGAGTACCGGCTTCTCTTGGCCCTGCCTGTAGAGGCGGGCATTCGCTTGCTGGTAGAGCTCAAGGTTCCAGGTGGGTGTGTACCATATGATGACTCGCCCTCCGTCCTGCATATTGAGTCCGTAAGCCACCGAGGCCGGGTGGCAGAGCAGCATCCGGATCTCGCCGGCATTCCATCGCTGGAGGATCTCCGGCTCGCCCTGAAACGTCTCGGGCTCGTAGGCGCTGAATTCAGCCAGTATTCGCTCCTTTTCGTGCTGGTAAGCGTAGAAGACCAGCACCGGCTCGTCCGCTGCTTCGACGATGTCCTGGAGGGCCTCCATTTTGCTCTCACCGACCTTATGCCAGTCGTGCTCGGAGTCGTAGACGGCTCCGCCTGTGTACTGCAGCAGCTTGTTCGTCAGGGTGGCAGCGGTGACGGCTTCTATCTCCGTCTCGTCCACCTGCATAAGCTGCTCTTTTTCGAAGTCCAGGTATCCTTTCATCTCCGGGCCGGTCAGAGCGATGGTGGTACCGGCCTGGATGAGGTCCGGCATCTCGAGGTAGTCCTCGGCCTGCATGGAAAGGCAGATGTCGGAGATCTTCTCGGTGATTCGCTCCCTGGATCCGGGCCGGGGTATCCACTCGTAGACGACGTGGCAGTTGTGGCGTCCGGGCCTGAAGTATTCCTGACGGTACATCGTAAGGGTCCGGCCCAGGCGCTTGCCGTAGTCCAGGAGGTTAATTTGTGCCCAGAGGTCCATCAGTCCGTTGGGGCTCGGTGTGCCTGTCAGGAGGACCATCCGCCGGATGCAAAAGCACATCCGTCGGAGGGCTTTGAACCGGCGGCTCTGTGGGTTTTTGAAGCTGGAGCTCTCGTCGACTACGACGCTGTCAAAAGGCCAGCGGGTCAGCTCAAGGTCGCAATAGTCCACCAGCCATTTGACGTTATCCCGGTTCACGACGTAGATGTCCGCCTCCGCTTCAATGGCTTTCCGTCTCTGGGCCGGTGTTCCCATGACGACGCTGATCTTGAGGCTCCGCAGGTGGTCCCATTTGTTGGACTCTCCGGTCCAGGTATTCCGGGCCACCGACTTTGGCGCTATGACCAGGGTGTGGTTTATCTCGAAGTAGTCCTCTTTCAGGGCCTGGAGCGCCGTGAGGGTTGCGACGGTCTTGCCCAGGCCCATGTCCAGGAAAAGGGCGCAGTAGCGGTGGTCTATAATGAACTGCGTGGCGCGCTCCTGATATGCGTGTGGCGTGTATCTCATCTTCCCCTGCGGCTTCGGATTTCAGCCAGCTCAAAGTCTACGATTGTGAGGAAATTCGTGAGGGCTTCGCTGCTCGCAATGATCACCACAGAAAAGCCCAGAGCCCGGAGCTGCCTGTGGCAGTGCTCCTGAAGTTCGGTGGGGTTTTTGCCGGTGCTCTTGAGCTCGACGAAGTAGATGATGCCATGGGGCAGGAGGACTATCCTGTCTGGCAGTCCTCGGTGGAGTTGGCTCAGGAGCTTGAGGGCCAGCCCGCCTCTTTTTTTGATTTGTTCCCGGAGCTTCTTTTCCAGGGTCTTCTCGCTTTCCTCGGGACAATGGACTCGCGCGCGCGTATAAACTCGTACAGGCCCATTTATGTCGCCCTTTAATTGCGTTTCCGACATAGTAGCTATTTTATGTTTCTTCTCCATTTTTATTGTCCCATTGTCCCATTTTGGGTTTAACTCTTTGGCTTTTGGCATTTTAGCGGTGGGACAATCCTCGGGACAATCGTGGGACAATAATTTTGTTGTCCCATTTTGGCCGTTTTTCATTGTCCCATGATTTCGGCATTGTCCCATGCTATTGTCCCATAAAAATCAGGCCCTCTTTTGGGCCTTTTTCGGAGGTATCACCAGGAGCCTTTCGGCGCCGTGGTTATTGATGGATTCGGTCTTGTGCTCCCCATACCAGAGGATCCAGTTCCGGCCCTGAAGGAGGACATATGCCGGCCTGCATTTCTCTCCCTCTGCGCCTACCAGGACGCAGTCGTGGCGGTGGATCATTACGCCTGCGCGGTCGTAGTGTCCGGTGGCTTTGTGCGGCTTCATCATCGGGCGGAATTTGGGGCTATTTGGTTGAGGAGGTTCTGGAGCCCGCGGCCATCCTGGATGGTCTTCCCGGAGGCCCATCCGGTGAAGGGATTAAACCGGACGGTCTCGCATTTGTAGCGGAATTCGAGCTCGAATTTGTTTTCCCTGGTGATGTGATAGCCCAGGGCGGTGATGCGTTTTTTCGCGTGGCGCATCCGGCCCGGAGTCGTGCAGCTCCGGAGGTCCTTCCACTCTTGTCTGCTGTTCATGGCTTCGAAGGTTTTTTGTTTTTGATAATACATTGGCGCGCTGTAGATGGCGCAGCGGGTCAGGAAGTTGTCGGGTCTCATTCTGGTAGGATTTTGAATCGGCGCTGGCGCCCATATACTTTGTCGTAGGAGCGCCCGGCCTGCTCGAGGCAGGGCATCTCTCTCATGATCTGGTTTATCTCTTTGGTCCGGTACCGGGTGCGTTCATCCAGCTGCTGTCCGAAGAGCTCCACCAGGACCTCAACGGCGCAGATGGTCTCGCGCTTCATCCTGGGCTCCGTGCTCTCCGCTTCGCTGGAGACTTTGAACCAGTCCTGCCTTTGGCGCATGGTCATGGACTCCCAGGTGGTCGGCAGCTCTTTGCGAATGAAGGCCTCGATCATGCCGGCGCGGTCATCAGCCGCCACCTCGTTGAATTCTTCCTGGAGTCGGCGGGCTTCCATGGTGAGGGCGTGGTTGAGGTAGAGCGGCTCATGTTCGCGGTAGCGCTGGACGGCTTCGGCCCAGATCTGGTCGACGTTTCCGGCGAGCTCATCCCAGACGTCCCGGCTCACGACATCGACATCGCATTCCACGGCCCAGAATCGCCGGTTCCCGGTGTCGCCCTTGAGGAAGGCGCGCTCGTTGGTCGTGGCAAAAAATACGCATTGGCGCGGGTAGGTCTCCGTCTTGCGTCCGTAGGCAGGGCGGTAGCTGTCTTCCTGCTTGGAGATGAAGGCCTTGTAGGCTTCGCTGGTGGATTTCTTGTAGTTGGTGAGCTCACCGAATTCCACCAGCCATTTGCCGCGGATCTGCTCCATGCCGTCCTTGCCCTCGATGCTGGTGAGGCTGTCGTCGAACCATTCCCCTTTGCCCATCGTGCGGATGAGGCTGGACTTGCCGATGCCCTCCGGGCCTATGAGCGTCAGGACGTAGTCGTACTTGCAGCCCGGATCCATGACGCGGGCTACGGCGGCGGTGAAGTGCTTGCGGGTCATCGCTCTGGTGAGCTCCGTGTCTGCGGCTCCGAGGTAGTCTATGAGCATGGTGTCCAGGCGCTCCGTTCCGTCCCATTCGAGGGCGTTGAGGTAGTCCCGGACCGGGTGATAGCAGTCCTGGCTGGTGGCGAGGTCGTTGGCGTCCAGCAGGGCGGTCTTCCCGGTCAGCTGGTAGTTCTTGGAGACGAAGTCTATGAGGCCGTTGTCGTCGCTGTTGGTCCAGTAGGGGTCGAGGCCGGCAGGTCTCCATGGGAGATCTTTTACGACGACGTCCCGGCCCCTGAAAAGGTCGCGGCGGGTGCAGCCTTTGAGGCGCGGGTCGTTGCGGACTATGAGTCCGAAATTGAAGGGTGAGGGGAGGAAGTTCTTACGGCGCTCGTCCATCTGCATCTCCTCGATCCAGTCGGTCTCATCGTCCGGGACGTCTTTGAAGTCTTCGCTCAGGGAGTGCATCTTTTCCTTTGCGATGAGGCCGGAGACTTTGGGGTCCTCGCGGGCGAAGCGCTCCATGGAGACGAAGCTGGGGAGCTTGGCCACCGGGGTGTTGATGTCTGCGTCCTGATCCTGCCCTCCGAATTTGTGGATCCTCACCAAGTCGAAAGCGTTGCAGAGCTTTTCGCAGCAGGGGTCTGTTCCATGGTGGCTGTAGGCGTATTTGTCGTCGTAGGTGACGAGGCCGGCTTCCGTGGATCCTCCGATGAAGGTGTAGCGGTCGTCGTGGCCTGTGGGCTCGTAGACGTCCGGCAGAAATTCGGCGATAGCTTCCGCTATGCCGTAGGTCCGGCAGAAGGCTCCGATGACTCCGGACTTGAGAGTGGGGTCTTCCTGCTTGGAGCCGTTGCCCTGGACCAGGCGGAGGGTCCTGCGGTCCATCGGCCACTCTGCGATATTGCGCCAGTCGCCGTAGCTCGCGAGGATGTCCTCAACGTCGACCGGCTCGCCCTCGCTGTCTTTGAAGATGAACTCGCCGTCCCGGGGGCAGCTGGGCCAGTACATGAGCCGGCAGGGCTCGTAGGTGGAGCTGTCGAAGATGTCAATGTCTATTATGCTCGCTATGCGTCTGGCCAGCGGTACGTATTCCTCTGGGGTGACCTCTCGGGAAAGCGGGAGTACCAGGCGGTAGCGCGGTGCTTCGGGCGTGTGGCTGTGTGTGCTGTAAAGCGCCCAGGCGGTTCCGTAGAGGGCGTCCTCTATGACCTCCGGAGTGTCGGCCTGGCCGTAGTCGATGTCCAGGGTGATGAGGCTGCGGGCGGTGATGCTGTCCGCCTTGCGCCGGCCTCCGCTGATCGTGCCTCCTACGAAGCCTCCGATGTCCTTGACCTTGCCTTTTTGGGTCCGGGTCATGGCACGGTAGTCCGCTACGCTTTCCGCCGTGCGTTTGTTGTGCTGGAGTCTCGTCTTGAGCGCTGCCCAGGTGGTTGCTTTCGGCATCCATGCGGTCTCGGTCCTGGAGCGTCCGACGGAGATGTTATACTCTTTTTCTGCCATTGTATCTATCTGCTAAAATGCTGGTGAGTGTCTCTTTCAGTTCCTGGGGGGGGGTGTTTTTTATGGCCTGCCTGACGGCGCTGAGCTTATCCCGGAGGATCTCGTTCTCAGCTTCCAGGGCGAAGTAGGGGATGTATGAGCGCTGCATGGTCTGGGTGGATTTTGAAGTAATTGCCTACGGTTGGCTCCGGCGGTGGATTCTTTTCTGCCATCCTCTTGCGGATGTATTCGATGGCGTCCTGGACGCCGGAGCTGGTGTTCTCTTTTTTCATCTCTAATCCTTGAGGTAGTATGGTGTGGTGTATCCGGCTCCGTTCAGGGGCAGGCCCTGGTTCCAGCTGGCGTTGTTGGAAAAGAGGCCGCAAATGTGGGAGAGCGCTTTGCCCTCGTTCTCCTTTGGCACCTCGCAGATGATCTCGTCGTGGACGTGGAAGACGATGTCGTATCCGCTGAAGGTCACGGATTTCATCGCTTCTGCGAGGCAGTCCCGGGCGGTGGCCTGGGTGATGTTCTCGGTGAGCTTCCCTCCGTATGTCTCTATCCAGCTCCATTTGTTCGTGGTCTGGTTGAGGCCGTGGTACCGGAGGCTTGCGCTTCCGAAGCGGTTGGTAGAGGGCTCTATGTCCGGGTAGCTGATCAGGCGTCCGCTGGGGAGCTGAATGGTCATCGTCTTGCCTCGCATCTTGAACTCCAGGCGTCCGACGTGTGTGGTCGCCTTGGTGATTGCACATTCCTTTGCTGCGGCCTCAACATCTGCCCAGAATTCGACGATGCGGGGGTTCGCGGCCCTCCATTTCCGGACGGTGTCTGCCTCCTCCTGTTCGGTCATTCCCTGGCGCTTGCCTCCCATGGCATCCAGGGCGCTGACGCCTCCGCCGTAGCCGAGGGCGAGGACGGAGATCTTCCCTTTCTGCCGGAGCTCTGCGTTCCTGCCGTGCTTCTCGACCGGGACGTGGAACATCTGGGCCGCGGTCTCGCAGTAGATGTCCTTGCCGGCTTTGAAGGCCTCGAGCACCCAGGTCTCTCCGGCGAGCCATGCGAGGACGCGGGCTTCGATGGCGCTGAAGTCGCAGACGGCGAAGGTCTTGCCCTCCGGGGCGATGAAGGCCGTGCGGATGAGCTGGGAGAGCGTGTCCGGGACGTTGCCGTATCCGAGCTCGAGCATCTCGATGTCGTTTTCCTTGAGGCAGCGGCGGGCGAGGTCGAGGTCCGGGATATGGTTCTGCGGGAGGTTCTGGACTTGGACCAGGCGCCCGGCCCAGCGGCCAGTCCTGGAGCCATAAAACTGCAGGAGTCCGCGGGCGCGGCTGTCTTTGCCGACGATGCAGCGCATCGCCTCGTACTTTTTGTTGCTGGTCTTGCCCATTTCTGCCCGGATCCGGAGGACTCTCTTGACGCGAGGGTCGTTGGTGGCGTTGAGAATGTCCGGCAGGTCTTTCTTGTTGAGAGTCGTGAGCGAGATGCCGGTGGTCTCGGAGAGCCATTGTTTGAGCTGTGGGACGGAGTTCGGATTGCTCAGGCCGGTGAGCTTCATGGCCTCCTCGTTGAGGCGGGCGGTGTGGATGGTTTCGGCCCGGACGGCGTTATTTACCAGCTCCATATCCAGGAGAACTCCGCGGTCGTTGATCCGCTGGTCTATGGCGTAGAGCTGCTGCTCGAATTCGGAGACCGGGTACCAGGCGGTTGCTTTGTCTATCTGGCGCTCGACGTCGACGTCCCTGACGCAGTAGGCTTTGAAGGTAGCCCATTTGTCTGGGAAGTCTTCGAGGTGGTTCCGTCCGTCATCCTCGAAAAGTCCGGCGGCGGATTTCGTTGCTTTCGGTGTGCAGAAGAGCTTGATGAGGGCCTTGCCCTCTGTCATCTTCTGCTGTGCGAGTCCGAGGGCTGCGCCGGCTTCTGCCAAGCTCAGGGGGAGCCCGCAGCGGGAACACTGGACCATGGTGCAGTGCCATTGTGTCGGGTCGAGCCATTGGCCCGCAGAGAGGATGCTGCGCCGGCGGAGGTAGTTGCTGAAGCAGATCCTCTCGAAGGCTGCGTTATGCGCTATCTTCCGGACGTTGGGGTCCAGGAGGGCCTCAACGAACCAGCGGGGCATTTTCTCTCCGCTGGCCAGGTCTATGATCTGGGTCGGCTCGTCATTTTTGGCATATGCGACCAGGAGGATTTCGAAGTCGTCCGAGGCGGCGTATTTGTAGAGTCCGGTGTCGGCGATGGGCTCCGGGCTGAAGGTCTCGATGTCTATGTGGAGGTCCTGCATGGCGTGTGGGATATAATGCCTGGGCTCGCGCCCAGGCAGTTAAGAAGTAGGACGGTGCCGCTTCGCGGCCCCTTAGTAATCAATTGAAAGCGCGACCGGAACCGCCTGGAAGCCGCTGCAGAAGCCGTAGTAGTAGTAGGCGAGGCCGTTGTAGCCGTAGAAGACCCAGGCGAAGTTGGTGTCGTAGTTCGGATTGGCGTCTCGCTCCGAGGTCCAGTACCAGTGCGGGCCCATGATGTCTCCGCCTACGAGCTGGATGGCTTCGTCGAGCCCTCCAAGGAAGCGGGCGTCGTAGAGGTCGATGAATTCTTTGCGAGTCGGGAGCCTGAATTTGAGGCCCTGGAATCCTGCGGGGTGGTATTCCTCGGCCATCCTGTTCGCGGCCTCCCAGTCGAAGCGTCCGAGGCTCTTTTTGGGGAGGATGTAGGTGACTCCGTTTTCGAGTTTGACTGCGAGATGCTCGGCCCTGGTCGGGTCTGCGTCTTTGGCCCAGCTTTCGATGCTGATGAGCTGGTTGGTGTCGGGATTTACGATGTAGGCTTTCATTTCTTAAATCTTTAAGGGTTTGGTGGTCGGAGCGGGAGTCGGACCCGCATCTCCACTCGGCGCTGCTTGCTCTCAGATTTCCACCGGCGGCGATTATACCATTATACCATCCGACCGAAGTGCCGGTCTTTCCCGGCTGTCATAGGGTTTTGTTTACTCCGGGAGGTCTTCTTCCCAGGCCTCCGGGTTGTCGTAAGCATCCAGGTCGATGCCGCCGAAGTCGGTCTGCGCGCTGGAGCGCCCACCGAGGAAGTCTCCGTCGCGGGTCTTGAGGATGTTGTTCAGGCCCACTCCGATACCGCGGTTGCCGGCGTTGTTGTAGGCGTAGAAGTTGATGCTGGCGAAGCCGTAGCAGCCGCTGTAGACCTCCTGCTCATCTGCGACCTCGACGAGTTTGTTCTCGCCGTTGAGCTTGACGCGCTTGACGACTCCGGGCTTGGTGCTGCTCTTTGCGTTGAGGTAGTAGCAGCCCTGGAATTCGTCGCCCTTGAGGCGCTTCTCGATGCCGTCGGAATCGGTGAACATTTCGTCTCCGTCACGCAGGGGGCTCTTGAGTCCGAGGGGCTTTTTGCCTCCGAACTTTTGGGCGATGCCGGCCTGGAGGGCTGCGTTGTACGCGGCCTTGATCTTGGCCAGGTTGGCGCTGTCGTTCTTGGGGATGATGAGCACTACGCTGTACTTTTTGTCGTTGCTTTCGCCGACTGCTTCAGGGGTGAAGAGGTGGCAGTAGCTGAATCGGACCTCGCCGATCGTCGCTTTCGTTGTGGTGTTTTCGTTCATGACGTTTGTCGTTTTAAATGGTTGAGTGAATCTTGAGTCGTGTTTCGAAGTCGTTGAGAACCTCTGCGGGCGTCTTTGCTACGTAGTATCCGTGGCGGCTGTAGGTGATGGGCCCGAAGAGGCGAGCGATGTCCGGGTCTGCGGTGAAGATCTCCTTTGGATCCGGGAGCCCGTTAGCCCAGAGCAGGTCGATGAATTTGTTGACCTCTGCCTGGTTGGCGGTGTGGATCTTGATGCCGCTGGGGAGCTCGTCGCTCCACCAGATGCGGTGCATATCGCCGTCCTCGTCTGGATCCATCTGGCTGTCTCCGCTGAAGTTTACGGCGGCGATGAAGAAGCCCGGCCCGGTGAGCATTGCTACGGCTGTCTTGCCGCTGAATTCGTCCAGCCAGCTGACCATAATGCCCGGGGTGAAAAACTCGGGGCGGTATTCGTGCTTGAGGGGTTTGTTCTTCATACTACCGGATGATTTAAGGGGCATTTGATAATGAGTTGGAAGCTGATGGGCTTGCGTCCTGCGCCTCCGATGCTGCAGCAGCGGGCTTTGGCCCCTGGTATGTATTTGAGGTGCGGGCAGTTTCTTGCGCTGCATTTCCCGACCTTTGGGTATCCTGATACGCTCATAGGGCTCAATCGGTTGCTGCGTGGTTGATTGTCTTGTAGACCGGTGCGCCGAATTGGTCCTTTTTGAACCGGACCCTCTGGTGGCGGACGATTTGGAGGCCGAAGGTCTTGGGCCGTTTCGGCTGGAGCTCATAGCGCTTAACATAGCGCCTCTGGCTCTGTTGGCTTGGCGCGGGTCCTTTGTGAAACCCGGAGGCCCTGCGGGCCTTTTTCGCTTGGGTGTGGATGCGTTTCATTACTGGATGTCTTTGAAGTCTTCCTCGGCGCTGCTCGAGCTGTTCATAGCGGGCCTGGGGTCGGATTCCTCTACGAGGGTCGGTTTGCCCTGGGGCTTGATAACGTAGGAGCCCAGCAGTTCCTGGAATCCCTTTTTCTTGAGCAGCTTCTCAAGGTCGGTGATTGTCTTGAGCTCTTTGGGCTTGCAGTAGCTTGCTTCGTCGAAGCCTGCGGTGGCGAGGATCTTCATCGCTTCGGCAGGGTCGGAGATGGCCCGGACGCTGCGGCCCTCCACGATCTTGAATCCCGGGAAGGTCTCGCCCTCGAGGGCTTTCTCCAAGGCGTAGGCTTCCAGCCCGGAGAGCCAGCTCTTGAGCGCCTGGGCGTTGATGAGCGCCTCTGCGATCTCGGCGTTGGTCATCAGGGCGGTGTCGCCTCTGTTCGCGTTGAGGGTGGCGGCTTTCTTTGCGAGTGCCTTGCAGCGGGGAGCAATGTTGCAGAAGCGGCAGTGGTCGCCCGGGGTGAATTCGCCGGCTCCGCTGTATGCGATTACGGCGGCGGGGCGCAGTTCCTGCGCTGCCCATCCCCAGAGGTTCTTTGCCGGCTGCTGCCAGGTGCTTACCCAGTGGAGGCGTGGCTGGATGATGGTCATCCGGACGGTCTCGATGTCGTACATCTCTCCGGGGCCGCAGAGGGCTCCGATGGCGTAGCACATCATCTGGGTGTTCCAGCCTGCGTCCACCTTGACGCCTTTGCCGTATTTGAGGTCGTAGACCTGGAGGGTGTCTCCCCAGATGAGGACGGCGTCGCTGGATCCGAAGCCCTCCGGGATGAACTCCGTGAGCTTGAGCTTCTGTTCGATGAGCAGGACGGCCTGCGGGTCTTCCGCCTTGGCTTCGAGGTAGTCCTCAAAGACGAACCGGCAGTAGTTGTAGTAGACCGTCTCGAACATCTCCCAGGGGTCGAATTCCTCCGCCAGGGCGGTATCCACCACTTTGCGGAGTTCTTCGTTGTAGCCCATCATGTGGGCGGGCTTGCCGGTGACGTCGTCGTAGGCGATTTTGAATTTGTCCGGGTAGTCTTCTCTCCAGCTCTGCCATTTCTCTGTTAGGGCAAGCCGGAGCAGGCATTCTGCCATCGAGTGGGCTATGGTGCCCTCTCGGGTGTAGGCGGTCTCCTTGCTGGGGACCTGCGCCTCCAGCCTTGCGGAAGGAGGGCAGGTCATCCAGCGTTTGGAGGCCGATGGAGCGAGGATTGCGTGATCTGTCGGCATGGTGTTATGATGCTATGCTGTTTAACCTGGCGACGAGTTGCGCTCTCTGCTCCATCGGACACTCGATGCTGGTCGTGATTCCGAACTCGGGGAAGATTACGTTTTTGATGGTCTGCGCTGCAGTCGGGGACGACTTGCGGGCTTTGTAGAGGACGGCCCGGAGTTCCTCATCGGAAATCTCGGCGGGCTTTTCCGGCTCGGGTGCAGCTGCCTGCTCGGGCTCCTTTGTCTCCGGAGCTTTGGCCGGCTTGGTCTCCACCTGGCGCGGTGCGGGTTTGGTCTCGGTGGCGGGCTCAGCCTTGGGCTTGTCGCCTCTGCCGCCGGTGAGGGCCTGGAGAGCCGTGAGGGTCTTCTCGTTCAGGCCGATGGTGATGTTGATCTGGATAGGGTCCATAATATTGATATTAAAGAGTGTTTCGGCTGTTGCGAGCGCCGTAGAGTTCCAGCGCCAGCGGGGCGTTGGTCATGAAAGTCCGGCCCTGTTGACGGATGGCTTTGCGGATCGTGCCGCTTTTCTTGATGCGTTTGGCGGTGGAGGCGGAGCAGCTGAAGATCTGCTGCAGGCCCTCGATGCCCCTGACCCATTGGGGCTGTGCGTTGAGCGCCTTTTGGACGCTTTTCTCGATGAGCTCCTGGAGCTCGTTTCGGGGGATGGTGATTGTGTCGTTCATCGTGGTATCGTGTTAATCGTTTCGCGTTGTTACCACAGCTGGGGAGCGTCCTGGGAGGCGTCTCTCTGGACGCTCCTGCTATGGTGGCGGGCGGACTCCGTCTGGGAAAGTAAATTATTGTTCAAAGCATGGCATCCTGCGGGTCCGCGTCCGGTCTCGAAGGTCTCCGGCTCGAAGCCGGTCCCTTTGCACCGTCCGCAGGTGTGGTCGTGCTGGTCGAGTCCCCTGCCGTGGCAGAGGATGCAATACATCTCACTCATCGGGTGCTGCTCTTTTTGTCGAGGTAGTCGAAGAGCTTGGCGTCAAGGATGAGGGCGGTCATCCATGCGCTCTCCCAAAGGATCCAGGCGCCGAGGCTTGTGCCTGTGGCCGGCTCGCTGCAGATGCAAACGAGGGCGATGGCGGCGAAGAGTCCGAGGGCTCCGTTGATGATGGTCTTTTTCATGGCTATTTGGTTCTTTTGATTATGATCTTGCCGTTGGCATCCTTGGGGGCGGATACCCAGAAGAGCTTACCGGTCGCGGCTCCGTGCTTGGAGCAGCAGACCTGGACGTAGCCGAGCTTGACCTCATCGACGGAGGTCTCCCAGATTTCGTCGACCTCCATCGTGTCGATGGTGTTCAGGACGGAGATCTGGCCGATGTTTTTGCCGGTGGTGTGCTTAATGATTTGCATTTGTGTAGTTATTAAGGTTTCGGGAGCGGGGGCAGGACTCGAACCTGCGGCCTCCGGATTATGAATCCGACGCGCTGACCGTCTGCGCTACCCCGCCACGTTGTTAGTCTTCGTATCCCTCCAGCGTCTCGATTACGTTCTGCCTCTGGTCTGCGGTGAGCTCTTTGCCGAGCATCAGGTCGCGGCGGATGATCTGCATCTTGAGGCGCTCGACCTCATGGGCTTTCTCGTAGAGGTCGTTCTGCAGGTCGTCGTTGTCTTGCCTGGCGGAGCGGTAGTTTGCTATGGCCGCATCGCGCTCGGTGGTGAGGTCGCTGATGAGGTGGGATTTTTCGTAGATGTCCTTGTCTGCGATTTCGAGCTGGTTGTGGAGCCTGGCGATCTTAGTGCTCTCGTCGCGGCTGGTTCCGCAGAGGAGGTCGTAGTCGGCGTTGATGTTTCGCTCCATGAGGTCGATGTCGGCCTTGGTGAAGGCGGCGGTGAAGTAGCCGTTCAGTTCGTAGAGTTTCTTGATGAGCTCGAGCTCGGTTTCTCTGGTAGTTTTCGTTGCCATTGCTTTGAGTGTTAAAGGTTTTTACTAAATTTGCACTTACTTTCTTTACTTTCTTGATGCAAAGTTAAGCAAAATATCGTAAATTCCTATACTTTTCGCAAAAAAGTTTCGTAAAGAATCGTTATTTATTTTCAGCCATGGAAAAATCTCCTAATGTCCGGGCGTTCCGGAAATACAACGGCATCACCCAGGAGGAAGTCGCCGACTTTCTGGGCACCAAAAAGGCCTTTATCTCTCAAATCGAAACCGGGCGCGTTCCGCTGCCTGAAGACAAGCTCTACCGCCTGCTCCATAATGATCGGGGCTGGGACGTTTCTCTCCTGGCCGGAGAGTCCGCTGTGGTCGGAGACAATAATACGGTCAATAACGGCCACGACCAGACGGTCTCTGCGGATGCCGGCCTGGTGGCTGCTCTCCGTGAGGCCCAGGCTCAAAACACAAAAAGCCAGGAGCACATCGACCGGCTCCTGGCTATTATAGAAGGGTATCAAAAAGGGAAGTAATGGCTGCGCCCCTGCGTTATCGTGTCCTGTTCGCCCTGCATCGGCATGACCGGGAGCTGGATCCTCAGCTGCAGTGTCGTGTCAAATGGGGGAGCTCGCGTTTCATTGTGACGGTGAACACCGGCTACCGGGTGAATCCTGAGCGATGGGATGCCGCAGCGCAGCGTTGCGTCTCCGGATCCTTTCATGGCGCCCGGCGCATTCCTGCCTCAACGATAAATGCTGAGATTGTCCGGTACCGGGATGCGGTGGATGCTGTGTTCGCGGATTTCTCGGACCGTGAGGTCTTTCCCTCCGTGCCTGACGTCCGGGCAGCGCTTCATGCGAAGCTCTCCGCCGACGCTTCCGTCCAGGCCTCCGAGGACGTGTTTGTGGCCTTTGACCGGTTCTGCTCCGAGCAGGGTACAAAGAATTCCTGGAGCGACGCCTCATATATGAAGATGCGCGTCGTGCGCAGGCACCTGCAGGCGTGGCGTCCGGCGCTCCAATGGTCCGACTTTGACGAGGCTGGCCTCGCGTCTTATGTTGCGTTTCTCCGGGACGATCGTGGCCACAAAAATTCGACGCTTGACAAGCAGATGGGCTATCTTCGCTGGTTCCTGAATTGGGCGGAGGCTCGCGGCCTGTGCTCCGCTGATTTCAGGCAGTTCCGTCCTCACCTCAAGGCGGCCCAGCGTCCGGTCATCTATTTGACCTGGGACGAGCTCATGCGCCTCTGGGAGTGGGATGCTTCGGCGGATCCTTTCCGCGGCCAGGTCCGGGACATCTTCTGCTTTTGTTGCTTCACCTCCCTGCGCTATTCGGATGCCATGAACCTCCGCTGGCCGGATGTGGGCGAGACGTCGTTCTCCCTGACTACGGTGAAAACGGCGGAGCCTTTGACCATCCAGCTCAATCGCTGGAGCCAGGACATCCTTTGGCGGTTCCTGGACGAGTCGTATGAAGACCGGCGCGTTTTCCCTCCGATTTCAAACCAGGTTATGAACAGGAACATCCACGACCTCTGTAAAGAATGCGGCATTGATTCGCCGGTGCATCTCACCTGGTATTCTGGCTCGGTGCGTCATGATGAGGTCCGTCCGAAGTACGAGCTGGTCTCAACTCATGCCGGCAGGCGTACTTTTGTCTGCCTTGCGCTTGGCCTGGGCATTTCGTCGGATGTGGTTCGGGAGTGGACCGGCCATGCAGATGAGCGCGCCATGGCGCCCTACAAAGCCATTTCAAACTCTGCGAAAGCGGAGGCGATGTCCCTCTTTGACGGTATAAAAAAAAGGCACCAGTAGGGCGTTTTGGTGTCCTATTGGTGTCCTTTTTTGCTAATCCGCTGATTTCCAGCGGTCCTTGCGGAGAGGACGAGATTCGCCGCTTCGGCTCATATGGTGTCATAGTGGTCCTCTACGGCTCTGGGTGGCGGTTTGCCGTTGCCCTGTCGGCTCTCTTGGTGTCATAACGGCTCAGGTGGTTTCTCGGTTTGGTGTCCCTATTCGGCTTCGACTCTGCGCTTGTAGTCCTCAACGATGAAATCCAGGACGGCTCCGATGCCCTGGCCGGTTTCCTCTGCGGTCTCCTTGAGCAGCTGGAGGGTTGGTTGTGCTACCCGGCAGCTGAGCAGCGTCCGTTTGTCCGGGTCCGGCTTGCGTCCTGCTCCTTTGCGAGCTCCGCCTCTGCCGGTTTTGACGATGACGGTGGTCGCGCCTGGCGGGCTGAAGGGGTCTATTTGGATGTCCTGGATTTCATGCCCGGCGGGGATTTTCTCGGCCAGCTCCTGAGCGATCCTCTTTGAGAGCTCATCGGTCTTTCCGTGCGAGCGCGCGCAGACAATGTTGATGAAGCTCGGGGTCTCCGGTTTTTCCAGCAGCGGGTCAACCTCAACCGGATCGGGCGTCTTATGCTCTACGGATATGATGTTTCCGAAGGCGTCCCGGGTCACTATGGCTCCTGGGATTTTGGCGATTTCTTCTAAGTTGTTCATGGCTTTCGTATTTTAGAATGATTCTATTTTAGGGTAATGGCTTAGTCTTCCGGGAAGAGCTTGTCGAAGTTGTTGTTAATCCATTCCAGGGCGATTCGGCAGTTGGTCTCGCTCGGAGTGTATTCCCAGTTTCGGGGGCCCATGTAAAAGACCAGGGCGCCGGCGCGGTCCATGGCGATGGCGTTGACCTGCTGAAGGGCGGCGTAGGCCAGGATGCTGGTCTTGATCATTAGGGGCTGGACTCCGGCGGGGAGAATCTCGCAATTGAGGAAGTAGTCGTCAGTGTTGTAGGCGACGCTGGCTTTGAGCTTGTTTTCGTAGGTTGTCATGGTATTCTGTTTTTGTTGTTCTTTCTGGTATCAAAGGTAATACTTATTTTTGAATTATGCAAACTTTTTTCAAAGATAGTGCAAAAAAAACCACCGGGGCCTGGCGTGACTCCGGTGGCGGCGGGAAGAGAAAAAAGGAGGAGAGGAGGGTGGGTGCTGCGCTGGCTTAAAATGCCAGTATGTTGTAGTGGATTCCGAGTCCGACGTATGGGATGACTCCAGCTCCGGGCGAGTAGGTTACTCCCGCCTGGGGGCCGATGCCCCAGCGCTTCGTCTTGTAGACGATCTTCTCGACCGGCACCTCAACGACGGCGGTGTTCTGGAAAACGTGGACGCTGTCCAGGACGGCTTTGTACCCGGTCACCCAGGCTTCGTATTGCTCGCCGTGGTAGTAGTCGGTCTGCCGTGGTACCGGCACGTAGACGGTGTCGGGCCGGTGGCCTGTCGTGTCCGGTGGTACCGGCGCTGGCAGCCAGAGGGTGTCGTGGATCCTGATGGGCTTTGGGGTCGGAGCGGCTATCCGGATGGTGTCTCGGCGCCAGACGGTATCTCGCTGGATGGTCGGCTCGCCTGGAGGCCCGGCCTTGCGCTCTCCGGCACGAAAGCCTACAAAAAGTCCGGAGGCCAGGGCCAGGCCGATGGCGATGCTGAGGAGTATGGTCTTTAAATCCATATGAAGATCTGGATGATCAGGCCGCCGATGGCTGTGGCCAGGAGGTCGAGCCATTCTATTTTCTTGGTCGTGGCGTAGTCAAAGGCTTCCTTTGCGATGCCGACAAAGATGGCCGGGGCGACGGCCCACCTACATCCGAAAACGCAAAAAGCGAAGGCGGCAGTGAGGTCGCCGGCTATGAAGTGGAGCCATTTGTCCAGGGGTATCTTTGTAAGAAAAGCGACGATTTTGTTCCAAATCTCGCGGATTTTGTCCAAAAAGTTACGGAATTTGCTCATTTTGCTTACTTTTTTGAAGTTTTGACGTGGTTGCCTCGGTAGCTCTTGTTGTAGAGTATCTGCCTGCGCTGCGTCCCGGAGAGCTTATGGCTGAAGTGGACGAAGGTCGGGTAGATGATCATCTGGTCGTAGGGCAAGCCGAGGTCGTAGGCCAGCTGGGCCAGCTTGATGGGATGTGGGGCCTTGATGTCTGCGGCCTCGCCTTTGACGTGCTGCGAGGTGACGGTCCCTCCGACGGCTGCGTTCAGCGCTGGGCAGCGATAGCCGGAGTTGACGTGGAGCCCTTGGCCCCATGCGTCCCGGAGCGGCTGGAGGACGGTCAGCACCAGGGCCTGGATGGCGTCCCGGACCTGGGCGGAGTTGATTACGTTTATGATGCCCTGCCTGTCGGCGGTCTCGCTTGCCTCGAATTCGCGGTAGCTGAAGTTTTTGCTAATTGTTCCCATTCTCTTTCAGGTTGTATCGTTTCTGTGTCTTGCCCTCCATTTCCTTGACGATGAGGTTTGCATCCTTTCCGAAGGGCGGGTCTCTCTGGGGGCATTTGCTGTTCTTGCAGTACATCAGCTTGGCGACGGCGCATTCGGTGTGGGCGTCATCTAAGCTGTGGCGCAGGCCGCTGTTCATCTTGATCTGGTTGAGCAGCTCCGTCTCTTTCTTCTGGAGCAGCTTCTGGGTCTCAGCTTCGCGGCTCTGGTATTCGTCCGCCAGGTCCTTGTAGCTCTGCGCAAGGGCCTTGGCGTTCTCGAGGATTGCGGCGCTCTTTTTCTCAGTCGCCGTAATGATCACAATGAAGAGAGCGGCGAATCCGCCGGTCTCTATGAGACTCGAGATAATTTGGCTCCAGTCCATGGCTTACTCCTCCACTGGTGTTTTGGGGGGCTCAGGCGCTTCGTGCTCGGGCTCCTCGGGGACGATTTCCTGGACTCTCTTGATCTCGGCAGCGAGCTCGCGGACGGCGTCACGCTTTGCAGCGCGGTAGCCTCTCCAGTCACCCTCGAACTGAGGGTATTTCTCGGTGTCGTTGAACTTGGTGTCTACGTCGACTCCCTCGACGAGCTGGTTGTCGATGTAGTCGGTGTCATTGAGGCAGTTCTGTGCCTCCAGGCGCTGGGCGTCGAGCTGCAGCAGCAGTTGTTCTTTTTCGCTGGGTGTCATGGTGTTTTCGGGATTTAATATGGTACAATTTGTTTTGCTGTTCGCGGAAGGTGTAGCCCGGGTTCGCCTGCAGGCACTTGCGCTCATCGTTGTAGTGGACGTATTTGGCCCACTCCGGGCTGATGCGCTCGAGCAGGTTCCGCAGCTCGCCGTATGCGTTGGCGTTCTTGCATTGGCCGGTGTAGCTGTTGAGGCTGGCCAGGAAGGTCTGGACCTTGGAAGGCCTCGGGCAGTGGTTCAGCTGCGCTATCTTGACGTGCGCCCTGTGCAGGATCCTGTTATTGACGTAGACGCGGTCCATCCGGATATGCCTGCCAAGGAATTCGACGCCTTTGGTGTAATGCTGGCAGTAGAATTTGTGCGGGTGCATCTGGCATCCCTGAAGGGCGAGCCGGCGCCGGATCTCCGGGAGCAGGGCCAGCGTTGCCTCCTTGTTGTTGGTGACTATGACCGTATCGTCGACGAACCGGGTGTAATGGAGGCCGCAGATGTCCGTGGCCCAGTGGTCGAGATCGTCGAGGTAGTAGTTCATCGTGTTCTGCCAGATGAGGCGTCCTATGGCTCCACCGATGCCGGGGTCTTTGCTGAAGAGCGATTTATGCTTTGGGATGGCCTCCCACTCTTTAAGCGGCGAGCGCTTCTGGCAGCGGGCGGTCGGGTCGCTCAGGACTGCCTGCCTGATGAGGTAGAGCAGGTCGTCTTTCCGGGTGGCGGAACCTTTGTAGTCGGTCTCTACGACCTCGCGGAGCATATCGTATGCCCGCTGCCGGTCTGCGTTGGGGAAGTAGCCGGTTAGGTCGTACTTGATGATCCAGGCGTCTTTGGTGAAGCCCTCCGAGACCTCGTAGATGTCGGAGATCACCTGGTTGATGGCTGCATCCGGGCCGTAGCCGACTCGGTTGTTAAAGGTCCGGTCGGTCATCCGTGCCTCGAGCATCGGGCGCAGGTCATCGTCTATGAAATGGTCGGAGACCCGGGTGTCCTGGTCGCAGGCGAAGACCTCCCGGGGCTGGGGGTGTGGGGCTATAAAGGTATAAGTGGAGACCAGAAGTTCGCGGGCATTGATTTTTTGCGTCAGCTCTCGCTCGCGCCATTCGCGATGGATCTCGAATTCGAGGCTATCCGAACCGAGTGGCGTGTGCTTATGGGCTGTCTGTATTTCAGTCAATGTTGCCATCTGATCTCTGGTTAATTCGCGACCGGAACCGCCTGGTTGCCGTTGTAGAAGTTGTTGTTGTTGGCGTTGCCGTTGTTGCCGTTGAAGATCCAGGCGTTGTTGGTGTTGTACCGACATGACGTCCAGAAGTTCGAGCCGCGGTTCTCATTTTCCTCCTATCTTGCTCGTAGCTGTAAATGACAGCGGAGGTCCTTTAATCTAAATCAGTCCTGAATGCCTCTGGTGCGGGGTATTTCATGCCTTCTGTTTTATGTCTCCACTTATTGATTCCCTCGTCGATGCGGCTGATGGCATCGGCGATCTCGTCCTTTATGTAGCCAGGGTTTTTGGTTTCAGTAGCCGGGTCCTCTTTCCGGACGGACTTGGCGAGCTTGATGATGTTGTGCTCGTTCATCCATCGGAAGAGGACCTGGATGTCTGCGAGGGTTCCTATGAAATCGTCGATGAGGTCGAGGCGTTTGGTGTAGCTGCCCCAGGCCAGGACGAAAAGCGACACCAGGCGGCGGGCATCCTGCTTGAAGTCGTTGCCGTAGATGATGCGGTCGGCGGCTGTCATGCAGAATTGGGCCTCGTATGCGAGCGTCATGAGTTTGCTCGCATCTTTATATACCTGCTGGGCTTCAAATCCTTTCACGTCTTTTTCGCTTTATAGCCCGGGCTGTCGCCCGGGCAAGTTTCAAGTTTTAGGAGTCCCTTTTTTTATTCTTCGCTCGTTCCGAGCTCGAAAAGCGCGACCGGAACCGCCTGGTAGCCGTTGCAGAAGTAGCTGCTGTAGGCGCTGCCGTAGCCGCTGAAGCGCCAGGCGTTGCTGGTGTCGTACCGACATGACGTCCAGAAGTTCGAGCCGTTGCCGATCTGGGTGGCTCCGATGGCTGCGAGGCTGCGGTTGACCTTATCGGCGGATGCCGCGGTAGCGTCCGGAGCGGGGTAGGTGACCGGCGCCAGGATCGTGGCGATTTCCTCCACGGTCGGCAGGTACCAGTCGCCGGGCTCGAGACCCTTGACGCCTGCGAAGCCTGCGGCGGCGCAGTATTCGGCTGCGGGGTAGAGGGCTTTCCGGGTGGTATCCTGAGCCAGGTAGGTCTTGCCGACCAGAGCGTAGGTGTTTGCGTGTCCGTCACGGAAACGCTCGCCCATGACGCCTCTGGTGCTCGGGTTGACGATGCCTACGTAATGGTCGACGCGGTAGCCGACGTAGTCAGCGTATTCGGCGTCGGTGGGGTTCGAGGTGTCGGCGCAGAACTGGGTGCGAAGGTCGGCGCAGTAGGCGCTGGTCTTGAAGGCGGTCTTGTTGACTGTGGCATCTGCGACGGTGACGTTTGCGCTCGGGGTGGCTCCGTTGCTGGCCGAGTAGGCGGTGTAGCGGCCCTTGTTGATGTAGGCGTAGTAGGTGTCGTTACCCTCCACCTTGGGGACGGTGGAGATGGCCGGGAGCTCTGTGCCGATGGCAGCGGTGAGCGTCAGGCCGGCGATGGTCGTGGTGTTCTGGTATTCGGTGTAATTGTCCAGCTGGAGGTAGACCTTGCCGTCCTCCTCGTAGGCGCTGTAGTGGTAGCTGGCCAGCTCATGCTCGAGCAGCCAGCTATTCAGCTGGTCGGCGAATTCCGTGACCTGCTCTGCTTCGGAGAGTTCGCTGGAGAGGTTGTAGGTGAAGTTGCCGTCGGCGGTGTTGTGCAAGGTTACTGCACAGGTGTGGTCCTGGCCGTCTGCGGTCCATCCGGTGACGATGTAGCGGTAAACGTCGGACCATTTCTTGCTGGCGTTGGCCTTGTAAACGATGAGCACCTTGCGGCCCTTGACGGCTGCTACGACGCCTACGGTGGTGAAGCCGGAGGGCAGGCTCTTGTAAGTGTCCAGGGCGATGAAGTGGACCTTGTTGTTGCTGTCGTGGAGGACGATGTCGCCTACCTTGGGGATGCGCACGAAGACGTTGACTCCGTTGCGGACGGCTTCGTGGGTGGAAACGATAAGGCCGACGGTGCTCTCGGTGGTGGATTTCTCAAGAGCGGCCCATGCGGCGGGATCTGCGGGTTTTACGTATGCCATGATAATTTTTAGTTAAGGGCTACCCAGTTGGAGCCGTTGTACTTGTAGAATTTGTTGTTCGTGGTGTCGTGGTATTCTGCGAATTTGCAGATGCCCGCGGTAGTAGGAGCGCCGGAGCCCTCCGTGTAGAAGTCCTGGCCGCAGATCTGGAACAGCTTGTCGAGGGTAAGGCTGCGAGCCCTTGCGTCGCCGAGCTGGTCGATGCGGTCTTTGAGTGCCTGGAGTTCCTCCCAGAGCTTCGCGATGTGCTCTGCGCTCACCTCGAAGGGTGTGGCGTTCAGGGCGGCTGCGGCGGTGGCAGATGCTGCTGCACTGTTTGCTGCAGTTGCGGCATCATCAGCGAGGCCTGCCTTGGTGTTTGCGTTGGTAGCTGCTTCGGAGGCGGCGACTCCGCTGGCGTAGCAGGTCCAGTAGTCGGTGTCGGTCACGGCGTGGCCGGTGTTGTTGTCGACCTTGCTCACGTAGGTGGAGTCCGACGTGTGGACCATGTCGAGTTTTTGGTAGGTGGTTTCGGCGTTGTAGGCGCCTTTGTCGACCGGCATAACGCGGCCCAGATTCGTAGAGTTGGACATATTCGTTGTCGTTTTTAAATTGTCAATATGAGCTCGCCGGTGCTTTCGTTAAGCGAGAAGTCCGGGCCGCAGTAGGTGTTGTCGGTAGTGCAGACCAGCTGGCCTGTGCTCTGGTTCACCTCGAAGGTGGCGTAGGGCGAGCCGGTGGCCATGATGCCGGTGTCGACGTATTCGTCGTTTTCCTCATCCCAGATCTCCCAGTGGAAGGTGCTGCTGTTGATGCGCATCGGGTGGTCGTTCAGCTCTGTGCATCGGTCGGCGGCGGCGTCTGCCTTGCCGGCCTTTTCGTTTGCGAGTGCAGCTTTTTCCGCTGCGAGCGCTGCTTTCTGGTTGGCCAGCTCTGCCTTTTGATTCGCCAGGGCAGCTTTCTCCGTAGCGAGGGCGGCTGCGGTGTTCGCGGCTGCTACGGCGGTGGCTGAGGCGTTCTGCCTCGCGGTCTCTGCGTTGACGCGGGAGGTCTCTGCGGATACGCGGCCCGCCTCTGCGTTCTGCCTTGCTGCCTCTGCGTTGGCGCGGGAGGTCTCCGCATTGGCGCGGGCCTGTTCGGCTGCGACGCGGGTGGCTTCAGCGGCTGCGACGGCTTCCTCCAGGGCAGTGACTCCGCCGGCTGCGTCGACGGCGGCCTGGACGGCTGCGTTATAAGCGGCTACGAACTGCTCCTCTGTGCCGACGTATCCGTATTTGACTGCGAGCTGATAGATGCTCGCGCCGGTCTGGACGATTTTCTCCCAGACGCTTTCATCGGATCCAGGCGGGACTGCGATGTTCGCTTTCTTGGCGATGTATCCACAGCCGTCTCCGCCGTCCTCTGTCCGGTAGAGGACGGAGGTCAAGGCTTCGTAGCTCTGGTTGTTGCTCCAATTCCCTCCGAGGGTAATTGCAACTTTGCCGAGGTCTATGATCATTGTCGTATGCTATTTAAATGTTTACCGTTAAATGCCCGGCGCCGGTGAGGGCGAACCGGTTGGTCTCCTGCTCCGTGTTCATCTGCAGGTGCATCGCTCCGTTAATGGCGAAGGTCGGGTAGAGGACGCCGCCGTCTGCTCCGTCGCGTCCGTCCTGCCCAGGAATGCCCTGGGGGCCGGTGGCACTGACTCCGGTGTCTACGTAGTCGTTTTGCGCTACGCTCCATTCGAACCAGTTGCCGTTCTCTCCGATGTAGGGGACGTGAGCGGCGGCTTCGTTTGCTGCCTCTGCGGCTGCAAGCGCTGCGGCGATGGCTCCGTTGAGGATGCTGGAGTTCACGTCCGTGACGTTGATGTCGACCTCTGCGGTTTCCTCCTGGACGGTAGTGCCGTCTGCGAGTGTCTCGTCGGTGGTCGCTACGAATCGGAAGGCCTTTTTATCGTAGGTGTTTTTCTGGCCGTCCATCTCGACGACTACGACCAGCCTCTGGATGCCGAGGTGCTGGGCGCGGTCTGCGCCATAGGTGCAGATGAGGTTCGTATCGTCCAGGGGGTCTATCTCTGTCTCGCAGGGGCCGGTTATGATGCGTTGGGCCTCGGAGTAGATGTAGGCCTTGATGCTGTCAAAATCCGGCCAGCTCATCTGGACGTCGTGGTCGGTGAGCGTAGTCGGGAGCGTGACCTTGGTCCGCTGTCGTATGGGTTTGAGGGTCGTTGTGCTCATTGCGTTGGCAAGTTATTAAAGGTTTCGCGTCTGCGCTTTATTTCAGGTGCTCATTTGGTTGCTTTGCAAAGTCCAGAGGTTTTGCTATCTTTGTCTCGGGTTCGTCTATCCATCGGAGGCGATCCCTCGAGCACGACTTCCATCGGAGGCGCTGCTTCGGGCCTGGCTCTCCATCGGAGGCGGGCCCCTTTTTTTATCTTCCGCTTGTCGGGGGCGTTAGCATCTGGAGCTGGATGCCCAGGGTCCATTTGCTGTCGGAGTCCGGCAGGCAGAAGACGCGGAAGGGCGCCACCTGCGAGTAAATGTAACGCGGGACCATGCGGCCTTGCTGTTCGGGGTCTTCTATCTCTCGAGTAGTTTCCGCCAGCGTTGTAGTGTCATCCCAAATTTTCAAGAACTCCGGATTCGTCCATCGGATGGCCCATCCAAAGATCCTGCATCGTTTTGTCTTGTTCATGAAGGCCGTTTCCAGCCCAGTAAAATTGCTCAGCGCTCCGAATCCGTAGAGATAGCTGTCGCTGCTGTAGTATTGCCTGAAATTGGCCCAGGTCCATCCATGGACCGTACTCAGCGGGAGATTGTATCCGCAGATGTAATTGTGGAGAATGTGCTCCCTGATGTTTTCGAGTATCATACCGACCTCATGAAAGTCTCGCGCTGTCTGGCTGTTCGGAGTTATCAACAGCGGAGCATTTGTCGCCAGCTTACCTCGAGCCTCTCCCCATCCGGAGCGGTATTGGGATTTGTCTCTCGAAGAGTTGGAGTCCTTGCGTCCTCTCCGCTTGCTGTAAACCATCAGCACGACCTGAAATCCAGTCTTTCCAATGAGCGGGTGCTCTATGGTCATCGCTGGATCCAGAGCTGTCTGGGTTCTCTTTAAGACTCCAGTGAAAATCTTGAGCTTCGGCGCGGAGTGGCAGTAGGGGCTTCCTAATTCCTCAACAGCGGCCTGGAGATTTCGAATGTCGTGTTCTGCGTCGGTCATCCGGGTCTGCAGGTTAGTGACGACCGTACTCGAGGCGGGTGTGTAGCCCAGGGCATTGGTGATCATCGTGCTGGTGATGCTCTTGAGATAGCCCTGTGTGGCGTGGTTTCCCCAGCCGTATGCCGTGGAGCCGTTGCTGACCTCCGTAGTAGTCGGTATCTTGTAGCCGGATGCCAGGGTGATGGCAATTGTGCCCGCCGTGACAATGGGCCCGCCGGAGGCCTGGAGTCCGGTCGGTACGGTGACGTTCACCGAGGTGACGGTTCCGCCTGCGCCTCCGCCTCCGCCAGTCACCTGGACGCTTGCTTCGGACTGCCCTGCTTTGTATTCACCCTCGACGTCGTTCTTCGTATAGTTCGCCGTGATGCTGCCGCAGACGCTCTCGTAGGTATCGAACTCCATGAGAATGGCGTCCTCTATGATGCCTGTGAGCAAATTGTAGCTGCCGCCTACGAGGATGAAGTTCCTGTTGAAAATTGACCAGAGGCTGTTGAAATTCGGATTATCGCTTGTCGCATCCCGAATGTCACCGGTAAGGATGTTATTCGCTTTGGCGTGGAAGGCTATGTGTTGCAGGTGCACGAATACCTGGATCGGGAGCGCCGTCCCGGATCCGTTCCATTTGACGTTACCCACCGGGGGGAAGAGGCTGGCCGAGTTAAACTCGTAGATGCCGTTGGTGATGGAGCCGGCAGTGAGCACCCAGTCCGGGACCTGCCCATATACGCTGTTGCGCTTGAGGGTTGTGTTCTGGTCCTGGTCGTAGATGGTGTTAACGGTCAAGCCCTGGGGCAGGCAGTTTTTCTCCGTGGTAACGGAGAATTCGCCGAGCCGAAGGTATCGCACTCCGCTCGAGGTCTGGTAGTTTCCGTCTTCAATGAAAAACCAGACGCGGAGCTGGCCGGCTATGCCGGGGGTGGTGACGGTGATTGCGACGTCTGCCGTCGCTTTGTCGGTCTCGATGGTGTAATTGTACCAGGGGCCGGCGCTGGCCTCCCATTGGTTGGTGTGGCTGTTCAACCAGAGGCTGCCTCCGCCGAGCTTCAGCCATTCAATGCGGTAGCGCAGCAGGCCTCCGTACATATTGGTCTGGTAGTTCCAGGTGGATCCTGCGTCCGACGTGCTGAAGCCGTGAGCGAGTTGGAAGCCAATGGTCGCCGTGACTCTCGGCGCTACCATGACCGTCCTGCGGTAGGAGAAAATCGGCACCGAGTAGGGGTAATCCATCAGCATCACGTACCGGCGCTTGTCTGCCACCTCATCGTTGAAGGGGTTATTCGAGAGGTTGTAGGGCAGCATTCCGTTTTTGAGCGTTCCGTCGCTGGCCACCCAGTTGTCGTTTTGCATTACCAGCAGCTCCCATCCGTCTTTTACAAGCTCGCGGTAATATCCGGAGCTATAGCGCTGCTCAAAGTCGGAGTCCATGAAGGTCTCCATGTTGTCTCGGTCTGCGTCGTAATGGATGGACTCGCTGATTTGCCGGTAGGCCGGTGTCAGGGTCCGGTGTCCGGAGACGTTGATAAACTGCGGGGTCTTCGTGGCGACGGAGCTGCTCGGGCTGGAGTAGCCAAGGTTTGGGATGTCTCGGATGGAGCAGAGGACGATGTAATTGCGCCCAGTGTATCGGAGGGTGAGGCCCAGCGAGTCCAGGATGTCCTCAACGATTTCGTACCAGTTTTTGTCCTGGAGGGATGCGATGTCGATGGCCCAGTTGAGGATGCTCTGGCTGTTGGCGCTCTTGAGCCAGTGCCAGTTGGAGTTCGTGTAGTAGTTGAGCGACATCGGGATCTCCGCCTTAGCGAAGGCCGCGGCCAGGAGGTTCGTCAGGGCGACCATGCCGTTGGTGGCGGTATCTGCTACGTCGCTCTTGTCGAAGGTGAAGTCCTGAAGGTGGCCCAGCATATCGCGGGCGGTAATTACGATGCGCCCTCGGTAGCGGAGGTCATCCTCCCAGCTGTCCGGGGTGATGTAGCCGGTCCAGATAGCCGAGCTGTCCACGGTGATCCAGACTTTGTAAAGCGTGGCGTCCGGGGTGTAGAATTCCTCCCAGGCTCCGTACTTGACGGAGCTGGTGTCCGCTTTGTCCCGGGAGTCTATCATCGAAAAGACAACGGAGCTCTTGACGATGGGCGTCTCGAGCGTCGCCTGACTCCCCTGGAGTTCCAGATGGAAGGAGCAAAAATCGCCGATTTCCTTGCTGCTTCCGGTGTAGTCCCTCTTGTAGATTGCGAGGCGGACGGTGTGGCCGCCTCGGTTTATCGACTTGTAGTAAATCTCTCCGTATGCCATGTTATCTTGCCCAGTTGCTTTGCGTCCTGCTTCCAGACAGGACGATGTCCGATCCTTTTATCTTGCCCTCAACGTAGACCGTAATTTCGGTCGAGCTGTTGAATGAATTTGTCGTAGTGTCTCCGGTGTATCCGGCTGGTACCGCAGCGCTCGTTCCGCTGGTGGCCAGCGCGGCGAGTCCGGCCTTTGCGGCTGCGCCCGCTGCCATGAGGGCTGCACCTGCAGCTACGGCTCCGACGCCTGTCGCTCCGAAGCTCATCATGGCGCTGTTTGCAGCCATGGTCGCGATGCCCTCCGCCATGATGATCTCGCCGGCTTTCATGGCCATGTCCGCCAGCGGCTCCAGCATCGCCTTGACGACCTCGCCGGTGTTCGCCTCCTTGAGCCCGAAGAGCTGCTGCGCCATCTCCTCGCAGGCATCGCTGAATCCTGCGACGACGGCCTGCTGGAACATCTTGGTCATCTCCTTGGCCTGCTCCAGGCGCGCCATCTGTTGCTTCATTGCGTGCTCCGCTTGGTCTCCGAACCTACGCAGCTCGAGGATGGCCGGGTCAAGACTCAGGCCGTTGAGTTCAGCGTAGGACTCGATGTAGGCGTTGACCCATTCGTCGAGGGCGTCTTCCTGCTCTTTGTACTCGGCTTCCTGCTCCGCCGTCGCCTGAATCATCAGGAGGTTGAATTTGTCCTGGAGGGAGCTGGTGTCGAGGTTGTATTTTTGCATTATGGCGAGAATCTCGTCGTAGTGCTTCTGCAGACGCTCCGGGGCTTCCATGATGCCCTCGAGCATATCATCGGGTTTCGCGTCGATGGTAAGGTTCGCCACCAGGTCCCGGGTGAACTGCTCGGAGAGGGCGGTCGAGTCTTCGCCGTATTTCTTCAGGAGGGCGAGGTTCGTCTCGTACTTTGCGGCCAGCGCTTCGTTTTCCTCGAGGCTGTTCTGCTTGATGTGCTCGATGCGCTGCCGGTCTCGCTTGATCTGGTCTTTCTCCTCGTCGCTCAATTCGTGCCCGCCTCCGCTGCCGGTCGGAGTGGAGCCCTGGAGGGCGTTGTTCGTGTGGCTGGGGTTCGGGTTGTAGTTCCGGACCTTGCCCGCGATGTCGGCCAGGTTCATCACGTAGCTGCCGGCCTCCATCATCGCCTTTTTGTTCTTCCTGGATCTGTGGGCGTTGTAGTTGTCGATGGCACGGTCGTAGGCGGCCTGGGCGTCTTTCTGCCACTGGTCGAACTGCCTCTGCATCTCCTCCTTGCCGGAGTGGTCGCCGATGTATTTGAAACGCTCCCAGAGCTCGTTTTCTTCCTTTTTCCCCTTGGGGCCCTTGCCTCCGGTCTGCGCTGCTTCGTTTAGATCCGTGACCAGGTTGACCATCTTCGTCAGCCAGTCTACGACGGACTTGAGCGGCCCGGTGCTGTTGGACAGGCTCAGCACGAATCCCTCCCAGGCCGACTTGAGGTTTCGGACGGCTCCGGTGAGGTTGTTGGTCATCGTGTCGTACATCTCGTCGACGGCCCCGGTGCTGTCGTTGAAAGCGTTGCGGAGGTCTCGGAGCGCCTTGGTGTTGCTTATGAAAGCGGAGAGCGCTGCGGCGCTTCGCTTGTCGGACATTCCGAGGACCTCGTTGAGGTCGACGCCTTTCTTCGTCAGCTCCTCGAAGGCGCTCACGATCTCGGGGAAGGTTTTGGCTGAGTGCCCGATGGCGGTAGCGAGCTTGCCGTTGTCGTCGGCGAGATTCATGAGGATGTTTCGCATCGCCGTGGCGGCGCTGGAAACGTCCGGCATGACGTTGCTCAGGGTGCCGAGCATCGCTGTGGTATCTGCGACGCTGAGCCCGAACTGCTTGGCGACCGGGAAGACGATGCCCATCGCCGTCTCGAGCTTGGAGAAGTTCAGGGCGGATTTGGCCGTGGCGTCTGCCATGATATCCAGGAGGTCGTTGGTGTCCTCGCTGGTCAGTCCGAAGGAGCGCAGGGACCCTCCGGCGAAGGCAGCGGCGGAGGCGAGGTCAGTACCGACGGCGCTCGCGAATTTGAGCACCGATTTTTGCATATTGAGGATGTCCGCCTGTTGGAAGCCCAGGCGGGCGAGCTCGGTCTGCAGACGGGTGACGTCGCTGGCGGTGAACTCTGTAGTCCTGCCCAGGTCCTTTGCGCTTTGCGTCAGCTCCTGGATGCCGGCGGTGGTTGTCTTGAGGACGGAGGCCAGGGTGCTATTCGCCCTCTGGAACGTGGCCATCGTCTTGACGCTGTCTCCGAGGACCTTAATGGCGGCTGCTACGGATAGAAATTTCGCGGCCACTCCGGAGAGCGCCTTGGTGGCGCTGCTGCCGAAGGACTTGGTAGTGTTGGTGGCTTCCTTTATCCCTTTATCGAAGCCGCCTTTCTTGAGTCCTAACCGGACAAAAAGGTCGCCTATCTTAGACATGGTTTTTCTCTTTTTCTCGGGCCTGCATGGCCTCGTATTCTGCCATTATACGGTTGAGCTCAGCTTCCTCCTCGGGGGTGATCCTGTATTCCTTTGCTTTCTCGGCCAGCTCCACGTCTTCGGATGGCTCCCAGGGGAAACGAACAAAAGCCCGCGGCGTCTTCGGCTTGTGGATGGCCTTGATGTTCGGGCTTAAAAGCAAATTCTGCCAGGCCAGCCAGCGGACAAGCGTCCATTTTTCCTGGAATGCCTCCTCTTTTCCTTGCCGCCGGAGCTGGTATTCGTGCCAGCTGGTCCGGGCGGCCTGGTCCTCTGTGAGGCCGCAGTGACCGATCAGGAACGCTTCAATAGCCGGCCAATCCAGCCAGAAACTTTTTTTTTACTCTCTGGGGCTTCGGAAGTGGCGCTATTTTCGTCCTTTTCCTCTTTGGCGACTAATTCCTTGGTCGTCTTGCCTGTGAGTGCCTGGACGGCAAAGTCCACGTCTTTGGCGAAGGTTTTGGGGTTGGCCGCCATATACTCATGGAAGTCTCCGCGGGTATATGGGAAATCTGCGGCCTCTCCCTTACCGTCCAGGACCCAGGCGTTGACGGCTGCAAGGAAGTAGATGTCGGCGTAAGCCTCGAGGACGGCCATGAGGTTTTCCGTGTCTGCCTCAAGGGCGAGACCGAATTCGTCCTTAAAGCTAAAAAGGTGCGGAGTGAAGAGCGCCTCGGCTCTCACTCCGTCCTTTAGCTCTATGGTCCGCCTCAGTGTCCTCATTAGCTCAAGGCGGGATAGTGGGATACTGCGCCGGTGGCGGTGAGGCTGATGTTGCGAGTCGCGACGGAGCCGTTGTCGTTGGTGTCGCTGATCGCGGTCACGATGGCGGTGAAGACATCGCCCTGGCTTGCGCTGGATCCGCTGAGTACTCCGATGAAAACGCGGACCTCGGAGCCCTGGTGCAGTGCCTTGATGGCGTTGTACTGAGGGCCGGCGGACGTGTCGTCGGTGTAGACGGTGATCTCTGCAGTAGCGCCTTTCTTGCCGGCGATAAACT